AATTGCTCTGCAACATGGTTTGGAACGAACGCAAATTCATCGAGGAAGAGGATATTGAACGACATGCCTCGGACAGCACTTGCAGATGTAGAAGCTGCCAAAATCTTTGATCCGTTTTCAAGTTCGACATTACCTTTATTCCATACAAGGATACCATGTTGCATCCACTTTGGCAAATTTTCGTATGCTAACTGTAACCTACCCAGTAGTTCCCTGGCGGTAGATGCCTTGTTAGCAAGAATACCAATGTTAACACTATCATAAAAGATAGCGTAATATAATAGATAAGCAACAACAGTAGTTGACTTTCCAGTTTGTCTTGGGAGTTTCGCAATGTTGAACCTATTTTCGTGAAAGTCTCGTAAGATCTCTTTCTGAAAATCATACATGCTGAAGGGAACCAAACCCTCATCCAGCGAGATGATCTTAATATAGTTCATCGCAAAGTAAATAGGATCCTTCTTACACTGGATCCACTCTTCAATTTGCTCTTGCGTAAATTGGATTGGGGTTCCCGCTTTCTTTAGATTCGGGTTCCCCAAATATACATCATTCTGAGACACAATAAAACACTAGTTCACCACTAGTATTTATTTGTCCCACCATTTACCTTCTTTTTCGTCAGCAAATTGGTCAAGATCTTTTAGTCTTTTCTCCCATGTATCACCACCCTCAGTTCCTTTCTGTGGATTGATACATTGATGATCTCCTAATTTATTACAAACTAAACTTGCAAGATCTTTTTCACTACCTGTTGCACCAGTCGCCCAAGTATGTTTTCCATTCATCCAAACAGCCCCGCACTTAGGACATTCCTTTCTGCTTAAAGACAGATCGGACAGTTCCCTATCATCGGTCATCTTTGGTATGCTCCTTTATGAGTTTGTTGAATTCAGGTAGGTCTTTAATAAGTTGTTGCTTTAGTTTCCTACGCAATAACATCATCCTAAACCTAACAAAAGCGTAGCGCAACTGTAGATCTAGATACGCAAATAATCGCATCGTCTCTTCTACACCAGCATACGCTACACATAGAATTACAACGGCAACTATAAGATAAGCACCTAGCATATTGTTACACTCAGCTACAATACAATTATACCGTATGTAGGAAAAAATAGTGTAACGAATGATTAAGATTTACTTGTCTGTGTCTAGTTCTGTAAAGGCATAGTCTGCAAGCATTGCAAACAGACGGTTCTTGAGAATTTTTAGATATTCCTGTTCCTCTGCTGGTCTCCTAGGAGAACCAGGCCATGTTTCGATTGCGTAACAAATATGATTGTACAGCATCCGTATCTCTTCGATACGAACATACATTGTAAAATCGTACTCTTCGTCAGAGGGTTCAGGAAAGGGTTCCATACTGTCTCCTAATCTCACGGAGCTCTTCAAAATCTTTTTGTTTTGTACCACCATCATATCCCCAAGCATACCCTTCGGTAATCATCTGCTCGTTCAGCGATACCTCTGCATCTCCAATATATAACCAACCAAGAAGGCGACCATACTTACCCATACCACCAACAAGTTCAGTTCTAATACAGAGTTCATCTTCCCCTG